TGATAAAATATATAATAATTGGACCCTGAGGAAGGGAAACAGTTTCAGGCTGTCGGTCCAAGAAGATCACCGCAAACATAGTCTTAAGCTTTTTTTTATTATAGCAATGACAGGGCGAAAGATGAATGTTATAAATCGTGGAAGCAGCTGCTCCCAATACGGGGGCGGTGAAGTTATCTCTGCTACAAGCAGAGTTAGCCGACAGGGAGGAAAGAAGAAGCAAAAAGTGGGTGGCCTCGCCCAATTGGAAGCAAAAAGGGGGTACGTTGGGATGCCTGACGTTAGGCTGGACATAGGAGAAGAAGTCCGGAAGGTGATGGACTCCTATGAAATCCAAATGAAGTACTACCTGGCACACAGTAGTTCGATTGGCTCGTATAAGGCCAAGATGAACCAACTTGTCAATAAGGTTGGACGCTTTGAAGTACCCAACTTGTGGGCTTTGGTTATGCCAGGCGGGCATGGAAAGAGCTGGCTCAGTAGGGAGTATGGTTTCATGGACGTGGACGACCTTGTAGACGGGAATGAGTTCTACGAGCTATGCCAGATGAGGTATGAACTAATTGAGCGTGGTGACCTTGAGTGGACTGTACACAACGAAAGGTGGTACAGTAGTTTGAGGGCAACGTTGGAAGCAATGACGTTTGAGAGGCCAACCGTGGTACTGGTTCACAGCGAGGAATGTGCCCTAGAGATGGGGGCCAAGATAATGGGGGTTATAGTTCTAGAAGAACCCCAGTTTGAGGTGAACATTATGGGCAGAGACAGCTTGGGGAAATCGTTCTCTAGGATAAGCCGAGCCTTTGTCATGCACAGGAGTATGAACGAGATAAATGTTTACCGGTCAAATGATGAAGTTGAGGGGGCAGTTTTAGCGCTCTGCAATATTCTGAACATACCGGTGGCATGTCCATACAAGTACTCGTATCAGTATGAGAATAGTTGGTATGGGAGGAGCACACCAAGATGGTTGTTGGAAGGGAGTGTTGTGGGGCGTGAGAATGAGACAGACCACGTGTTGAAACTTGCTCTACAGGGTGAGATTCCAAAAGAGTGCGTTGATCATTTTGTTCAAAACGCTTCTCCTAACAAGACGTCTCATGGCTATGGCATAACGATGGCACAATGGGGGTACATGATGGGTAGGATTGTGGGCTCAGTCAGGAGGCCACAGAAGTTTGATCTTACTGGGGACATGTTTGAGATATTTCCCCCGGATTCGATGGCTGAGAGGCATAGAGTTAATGTCACACTACGCAGGCTGATAACTGAGTGTGATATACTAAATGATGCTGATGTCTTGGATATAATGGAGCATCATGTCGGTGAAAAGCACGTCTTTGTTTCTGGCCTCGTGTGTCATTGGTTAGGTCTGGGAGTTGAAACCAGTGTCGCTGACAAGATCTACGTGTTGTACTTGGTACCCCAGGAACAATGGAGCCAATTGCTCAGTGATTTCCATAGTATGATTAGGCTTAGTGGCTGGTTTTGTACCACCAAGATCTCAGAAGAGGAGAAACAGTCTCTAATGTACATGAACATGTACACTGGAAGGGAGATGTACGAACCTGACTGGGAGAAGGTGGTTAATGAGAGGAAGGTAGTTGAAGGAAGCGAGTTTGTGTCCTTTGACCCTAGATTAAAGAGATGGACGAGAGCCCAATATTTAGATGACTTCGATTTTTGCCTTCAACATGCGTACTCGCCTATGATATCAAACCCTAGACCTGTGAATGTCAAGAACTTCTTGGAATTTTGGAAAGCGAGGAGAACCTGGGTTGCTAAGGGTAGCACAGTGATGAACCATCTGCCGAAAGAAATGTTAAGTTACGTGATTAGGTTTGGTGATAGGATGGCAGATGTTATTAGGATGAGGCACAACAAGAAGAGTTTGTTCGAGAATCACGAGATCCTAGACCTCATAAGAGAGACTGCTGATACGTGGAACTGCTCAAAGGTCGTTGCTAAGTTGAATGAGACCGGGAAGAGGCGTGAGCTGCTACCTGGAACGTTGATGCATTACATTGTTTTTAGTTACGTGTTGTACGTGGCTGAAGCACAAGAGCCTGTTGGAAGTACAAGGCTCAATGTTAATGATGATGACAATTTGGCCTATTACGATCGAAAAATGGGGAATGGTCTTCATCATATGCTGTATGATTGGTCCAACTTTAATGCTCAGCACTCAACTGATGACATGGCGAAGGTTATACAGTATCTAGCTCGGATACCTGGTTGTCCGGAGGATTATTCCACTTTCTGCTGCGCTATAGCAGATAGTTTCTACCACATGTGGGTGATAGATCCAGACGGCGATAAACATGAGATTAAGAAAGGACTATTCTCAGGTTGGCGTGGGACAACTTGGATCAACACAGTGTTGAACCACGTGTACGTGGCAATAGGAGTGATGTGTTGTGAAAGAATATACAGAGATTTTAAGCCGGCGTACTTTGATCACGGCGGTGATGATCTGGATGTGGGATTCATGGCACCGCAGGATTGTTATAAGATGATGGTGGTGATGGATTTGATAGGGTATGAAGCAACGAAGATTAAACAGATGATAGGGTACGATGCTGAGTTCTATCGTAATACCATAACAGCTAGAGGCGTGTTCGCAAGTCCCAGTAGGGGTTTAGCCAATTTTGTCAGTGGTAACTGGGAGAGTGGGGGAGCAAAAACTTTGCGAGAGAAAGCTAGTAGCATACTTGATCAAGTGTGGAAGTTACAAAGAAGGGGGGTCGAGCCTTGGTTCTGTAACAAGCTAACAAGTATGGCTTTGGGACACTGGTTGAAAATAAAAATTGAGGATGAGTGGTTCACACTCAATGAGGAAATAATACATGGCGACCCTGCACAAGGCGGGTTGGGAATCCCCGATGAGAGGGGGGAAATTTGGATCTTAGACAAAACGGTGATCGTCGCCAAGGATAAGGACTTAAGTGCCTTCCTACCGGGGGCTTATTGTAGCTCGGATTATGTTGAGGTAGTAGATAGCGAGCTAAAGGGATCTTTCCTGCATCTAAGGGGAAAGGAGGGTTTGATAAACAAATTAGCCCAACAGAGTTATGACCTAGAACAGTTTGAGGAGAGGGACTTGTTTAGAGAAATGAATAGACAGTCGGTTAAGAAGGTTGGGAGCATAATGGTGCTCACACCTAGGTGGAATGAGGTGATATTTTCAGAGTTTCAGCATTGGTGTGCTGAGGGAGGCAGAGCTTTAAGGTTAGAGAAGATAGAGACGCTGAAAGAGTTCGTAGGTCACATATTCCACAATGAAAGAAGACTGACATTGAAGGATTTGATGACAGTTTTTATGAATGAGGAGGTGACAGAAAATGCCATTAATTTTAAGGCAAATCCTTATTATAGGAGGTTGCTGCCGGATTTCCTAGCTAGTCTAGTGGATAAGTTTACTAGATGGTATGGTAATAGGTTAGACCTAACATTGGATGAGATGGAGAAAGTTTACACCACTGTAGCTTATATGATAAGTGTAATATATGAGCATCATGCATAGTCACATGTAAGGTTATAATTCGTGAGCCTGAGGAAGAGAAACCGTTTGTACGGTCGCTCCACGAGTCGCCCCGTAATGCGTTAACTTACGGAAACACAGTTTAAATATATTTGTC